TTTTTTTTTTTCAAGCAGAAGACGGCATACGAGGTTGTTGAATGTGACTGGAGTTCAGACGTGTGCTCTTCCGATCTAGACATTATATCGGGATATTAAATATGGCTGAACAATATATGGACACAGAATTCAACTCTGAGGAAGAAGAAGTAACTCAGAGTGATAAGGAGCTAGTATCTTTTGTAGTTGAACACTGTGACAGGTGGAGAGACTGGAGAGATACTAACTATGAAACTAAGTGGGATGAATATGAAAGGATATACTATGGAGTTTGGAGCGCGGAAGATCGTACTAGGGATAGTGAGCGTAGTAAAATCATTAGTCCTGCTACCCGTCAAGCTGTTGATAACAGGGTTGCGGAAACTATGGAAGGCTTTGCTGGATCCGGAAAACTGTTTGAAATAACAGATGATGGTTTAGATGAAAATAGAGTTGATGTAGAAGTAATGCAGTCTCTTCTGTTAGAAGACACACACAATAACGCATATATCAACAACGTATCGTCTATTGTTAAACTAGCAGAAATCTATGGTACGGGTATAGGTGAAGTTTTAGTTAAGACTGAAATGGAACGTGTACCTACAACACAACCTATGCCTGATTCTAACAACATGGCTGCTGTTGGTGTTACCGAGCAAGAAAAGACTGTAGTTAAGATTAAACCAGTTAACCCTAGAAACTTACTGATTGATCCTAATGCTGACGCTATTGATGACTCAATGGGTGTTGCAGTAGAAGAGTACGTTAGTTTGTATCAGATTGTTAAAGGTATTGAGTCTGGTGTTTATCGTAAAGTATCGATTGAACCACACTACGAAGGTGATGACTTAGATCCTAGCCACTTGGAAGATACTACTTACCAAGACGATAAGGTTAAGATTATTCGTTACTATGGTCTTGTACCAAGAGAATACTTGGAAGAAATAGAAAACGAAGACGAAGAAGTTGTTGAGTTGTTTCCTGAGAACTCTGCTGCAGATACGGTTTCTGATTTGGTAGAAGCAATCGTTGTTATTGCAAATGACGGAACACTACTAAAAGCAGAGGCTTCTCCATACATGATGGAAGATAGACCTATCATTGCATATAGACCTGAGGTTCGTCCAGGGCTCTTCTATGGCGTTGGAACAGTCGAGAAGGGGTACAATATGCAGAAAGCTATTGATGCCCAGCTACGCAGCCACATGGACTCCCTAGCCCTAACGACTGCACCTATGATGGGTATTGATGCGACAAGATTACCGAGAGGTATGAAGTTCGAGGTTAGACCTGGTAAAAACATCCTAACTAATGGTAACCCTGCAGAAATCTTACAACCGTTTAAGTTCGGTAGTACGGACGCTTCTAACTATGAAACAGCAAAAGGTTTTGAAGCAATGCTGCTGCAAGCAACAGGCACACTAGACTCGGCAGAGTTGGTCAAGAGTGCAGCAGGAGGTGGAGGGCAAAACAACGGTATGGGTATGTCATTAGCTATGTCTGCTATTGTCAAGAAGAATCGTGTGGCAATGGCTTCGTTTCAGGATGACTTCATCATTCCAATGGTTAAGAAGGTTGCATATCGTTATATGCAGTTTGATCCTGACCGTTACCCAATGCAGGACTTTAAGTTTACTACACTGTCTTCTATTGGTGCTATTACTAAAGAACACGAACAGCAACAGCTTATTGGTTTGATGCAAACGCTTGGACCTAACTCACCTATTGTTCCTATCTTACTAAGAAGTATTATTGCTACTTCTGGTTTGTTAAACAAAGAAGAGTTAATGATGCAGCTAGATCAAATGTCTCAGCCTGATCCACAAGCGCAAGAAATGGAAATGCAAGCACAGCAATTACAAATGAGTTTAATACAGGCTCAAGCTAATGAGTTAAACGCTAGAGCGCAAGAGTCTACTGCAGATGCACAAGAAGCACAGGCAAGAACTCAAAAATTATTAACAGAAGCATCGTTGCTTGATGACAAAGCTAAAATTGATTTGATTAGAACATTGACAGCAAACATTAATACTAAAGATAAGAATGAATTTGATAAACGTGTTAAAGCTGCTGAAATGATTCTTAAAGAAAGAGAAATAGACTCTAACGAAAAAATAGTTAATTTACAAATGCAACAAAATAATGCTTGACAAGTATCTTAAAATATGTTATAGTCCAGCTACTATTAAAACCATTTAGGAGAACTCCACTTTGGATAAAGAACTCCAGACGTATTATGAATCAAGATTCGACATGATGTCAACAAAAGGTTACAAAGATTTGTTGGCAGATGTTGAAGTAATGATTGAAGAAAGAAACAACCTTATGGCTACACAAAGCCTTGAAGATTTAAACTTTCGTAAAGGGCAGTTAGATGTCCTACATTGGATTAGAACTCTTAAACAACTTTCTGAAGAAGCCTGGGAGCAGCTAAACAATGAAACGAATGTATGAATTTAGGTGTGAACAAAACCACACCGCAGAGAATTACATTGACGAAGAGGTAACCACAATTTCGTGTCCTACTTGTCAGTGTGAGTCACTTCGTGTTATTTCAACACCACGCATTGCACTAGAAGGAGTCACTGGAGACTTCCCGACTGCTGCCGATGCTTGGGCTAGGAAGCACGAAGAAGCAACAAGAATCGCCAACAAGCGCAGAGAGGGTTAGCGTCTGGTGATATTTTTTAATTCCTAAAATCACAAACGTGACAGGAGATTACATGGCTAAGTTTGAAGAACCGGTTGAAGAAGAAATTGAGTTTAATGATGTTGAAGAGTTAAGTGAAGAACAACAGGAACCAGAAGCAGTAGAAGAACCTGCTGTTGAGGAAAAACCTGAAGTTGTTATACCTGACAAGTATCAAGGCAAGTCTGTTGAAGACATTGTTAAGATGCACCAAGAAGCTGAGAAGTTAATTGGTAAACAAGCTCAAGAAGTCGGCGAAGTTAGAAGACTAGCTGACGAACTTTTAAAACGAGAACTCGCTCAAAAGCAAGCCGTAGAAACCCCACAAGAAGAAACAGATTTAGCTTCACGGTTATATGAAGACCCTGCAAGTGTAATTAACGAAACTGTAGAAAAGCATCCTGCTATTGCAGAGGCTAGGCAACAAACCCAGTCTATTAAGCAACAACAGGTGCTTGAAAAGTTAAAAACTAATTTTCCAGATTACGAGCAAACTTTAGCTAGTAGTGATTTTGTTGACTGGGTTAAAAGTTCTCCTATCAGGTTAAGATTATTATCAGAAGCAAATAGTAATTACGATTACGATTCTGCTGCTGAAATATTTTATACTTGGGATGCTATTAGACCTAAACAACAAACTGCTGATTTAAGTATTGCAGAAGAATCTAACAAAGGAAGAAATAAAAGTTTAAAAGCTGCTGCGGTTGACACTGGTTCACCTGCTCCGTCTTCACGAAAAACTTATCGAAGGGCTGATCTTATTAACTTACGTTTGCGTGATCCCGCACGTTACGAAGCTATGTCAGATGAAATTATGGCTGCATACGCGGAAGGACGTGTCAAATAATTGAAAGGAAATAAAAAATGGCACTAGGTACTAATCACGTCACCAAGACCACTGCGGATAAATTTATCCCAGAGATTTGGAGTGACGAAATCATCGCGGCATACAAGCAAAATCTTGTAGCTGCAAACTTGTTCTCTAAGATGTCTTTCAAAGGTAAGAAGGGCGATACGCTTCACATTCCGAAGCCTACTCGTGGCGCTGCATCAGTTAAGGCAGCTTCTACTCAGGTTACCTTGATTGCAGCAACTGAGACAGAACAGCAAGTTCTTATTAACAAGCACTACGAGTACTCACGTTTGATTGAGGACATCGTTGAGACACAAGCTCTAAGCTCTCTACGAAAGTTCTACACTGATGACGCTGGTTACGCTCTTGCTAAACAAGTTGATACTGACTTGGTTCAGCTTGGTCGTGCAGTTGGTTCAGGCACTGATTACTCTACATCAGCTACTGCAACTAACGCATTCATTGGTTCTAACGGTACAACAGTCTACAA